GTGGTAATGCGGAACCCACCATCAAGGATCAGATCCTTCAGGGCGGTATCGCGAGTGCGGGTGGCCCTCCGCCGGGTGGTGAACCTCCTCCGATGGCCCCTCCGGGTGCGGCTCCTCCGGGAGCGCCGATGCAGCAGCCGATGACCGGTGCGCCGATGGGCATGTATCAAGGCGGACAGGTTCCGTATCGAATGCAGGAAGGCAGGACTGTTCCTGATCTTACCATGCGGATGAAGGCGCAGAATGCTGCTGCTTCAGGCCCTCGCATTCCACTTGATATGGACTTGAAGTCGTTTGTGAAGCGGATGCTTCCGACATTTGATTCGTTGCCACCGGCTGCTCAGGCAGAAGTGCTGGCGCGATTCGAACCTCAATACAATACCGCCAGAGCAAATACGCAGATGTTTAACCGCGCATCTGTTGAAGATCCTAATGTGATCCTAAATGAACTCTCTGGTGTCACTGCTCCTGCCAGACCTCAAGCAGTCGCACCCCCTGTTGCTGCGCCCGCTGCCGCACCTAACGCTGCCCCTGCTGCGTCGTCTCGTCCGCCTGTGTCACCGGGTGGCATAGTGAATGCTGGCGCGGCCATGGCGGATCAGAGGACTGCTCCACCTGCGGGAACGGGCAGTGGTCTCAGTGTTCCGGGAATGATCAAAGAGATGATGACGCCAAGCGGAATCACTGAGCAGCAACAGCGTTTAATTGATCTCATCGAACAGCAAAGAACCCAAGGCGTTCCTTCTCCGATTGATCTTGATCCTTATCGGCAGGCTGCATTGCAGCGTCAGCAGGAAGCAAAGGATGAGGCTCGCCGCATGGCGATTGCCGGAACCCTGACTAGCCTTGGCGCTGGTGTAATGGGAGGAGATCCTGCCGCAGGCTTGAGACAGGCTACTCAAGTTGCCATGGAAACTCTCCGTGAGGGGCGTCGTGAGGCTTCGGCTGAAGGTCGTACTGCGGAACAGTTGCAGTTACAGGCGGCTCAACAGCAGCGTCAAGCGCAGGTTGAGAAGATGCAGTTTGATCGCGAGACCATTGGTCAGATTGCCAACATCTATGGCGATGTGGAGAAGAATGATCGTGATCGTAAGGATCGTGCTGCTCAGTTGTTTGTCACCTATGATGCTTCGGTTAGAAGCAATCTTGCCAATGCCTCGCAACAACAGGCTTTGGATAACCGTGCGTTCTTGAACGCGGTAGAGTCCGCTGAAGACAGAATTGAGGATACGCTCAATGAGCAGATTGGTTTGAGTCCTGAGCAAAAAGATCAGATGCGCGAAATGCTTGTTGAAAGAGCCATTCGTCAGTATGGCGCAATGATCCCTACTGTCGATGTAGCGAAGGTGTTGAAGTTGCGTAAGGCGGAGTCTGAAAAGCCTGCGAATGCACAATCAAGATATCAAGTTGAAGTTGTGCGGCGGTAGTCCACATGCCTACTTACCGCGTCACAGATCCAAGGACGGGTGTTGTACTTGATCTGACCGGAGATGCTCCGCCAACTGATGCGGACCTCGATCAGATCTTTAGTCAGTACCAGCCGGTTAAACCAGAAGATCAGTCCGTATTCCGTCAGGTTGCGGACGTTCCTCTCAAGGCTGCAACAGGTGTTGCTCAAGGCGTTCGCTTTCTCACCGATGCTCTTGGCGCGGATAACGCTGCCTCTCAGAACATTCGTGGTGTTGAGGATTACCTCAGCAGTTTGTTAAGCGCACAGTCCAAGCAAGACTCGCAAGAAGTTGCGCGGATCTTCCAAGAGGCTGAGGGACAAGGACTGGGTGAGCAGTTGACGGCAGGTCTTCGCGCCTTTGCCACGGCTCCGGTGGACTTCCTCGCACAGGGTATCGGTACCGCAGTTCCCACTATTGCTGGCGGTCTTGCTGGTGCGGCTCTCAGAGGCGGCACATTGGCTGCTCGTGCTGCTACAGCGGCTCGTGTCGGAACCGGTATCGGTGCGGTAGGTGGTGCGGGTATCGTCAAAAGCACCATCTACGATGAGGTTAAACGCGAACTGGAAGCACTGGGTCTTCCAGAAGATGTCATCGAAGAGCGAGCAAAACTGGCTCAGGAATACGGTGGTGAGAATCTAGATCAGATCCTGCTCGGTGCGGGATTGGGTGGATTGGCTGCTGGAACCGGTCTCGAAAAGGCACTGGCAAGTCGCATCCTCAAGAACGTCGCGACCAGTAATGCGGCTTCGAAAGGCACATTGACGAAGGCACTCTTTGCAGGTGCGAAGGAAGCGGCCCCTGAATTCATTCAAGCCGCACAAGAACAAGCGGCTGGGAACATTGCCCTTCAGAGAGAAGGCTTCGAAGACATCCCGACCATGCGCGGCGTGGCTTCGGCTGCGGCACTGGAAGGCGCGGTAGGCTTTGGTCTTGGAGCAGGTATTGAGATTGCCTCTCCTACCCAACAGGCAGAGTACAACCTCGCCCGTGCAAACATTACCAATGAGGTAGATCGCCAACGCGAGGCGGAACTTCGTCAGGAAGAAGAGCGTCGAGCCGCAGAGTTCCGTGCGACCCTTGAGGCTGAGAATCAGCGCCGTCTTCAGGGCGAAGCGGATCAGGCGAACCTTGACGCGCAGGCGGCTGAAGCCCGCACTCAAGCGGACACTATCGCCCCTCCAGATGTCTCGGAATTCTTTTCTTTAGAGGGAAGTCCAAGAAAGTTCCGAAACGATGTCGAGTTCGGAACTGCTTATGGGCAAAAGATCGCCCGTACTTTAGGCGATTACTTCCCGAACTTTGGTCAGTTCTCTGTAAGACAAGGGGAAGTTCAAGGTGAGGCAACGTATGGACCTGATGGCAAAGCCATTTCCCTAGGTACGCCAACCTTTGAAATCATCGACACTGAAGGCAAGCGTTACGGCCAGCCGCTTCAGACCTTTGAACAGGCGAATGCCACTGCCTTTAGTTTAAATAAAGAGGTTATCAACCAGAATGTTCGTGGAGCGATCCTTAACTCTCTGGATACCTCGGAACAGACCTACGATCCGGACACGACACAGAGCCTTTTCAGTTACGGATATCGCACCCTCAACCCGGATGCGAATACGTTCTCTGCTGTATCTCTCAACGAGGCGGCAAAGACGGTCGGCCCTGATTACGCAGAGGCGCTGAGTTGGCGACAGATCGAAGGGTTGCCGAAGGCAAAGGATCGTCGCGGTCGCGTATTGGGCTATCAGTACACGCCGGAAGGTGGTCAGCCTCGCATCATCAAGGGTTTGACCAAGGCCCAAGAGATCAACAAGTCACGTTCTCAGGAAGGCAAGCCTGAGAGCAATGTCTTTTCGCTTGAAGAAACCAAGTCTGCACTGGGCAAGAGTTTCCCGGCCATCACCAAGGATGTGCCGATTGATCCGAAACTCGGCAAGAAAGGCGCAGTCAATCAGATTGCTGACCTGATTCGTTCGAAGAACATCATCTCAGACATCGCCTCCCCTGAAGTCAATGCCCTTGCAAAAGGCGTTACAGGGAAGGGTTCCGTCAAAGAGATGGACTACGGCGACATCCGTCTTTTCCACAAGAAACTGTCTAGCCTTCCGCGTTTCGAACGGGAAACCAAACTTCCTGTTTTCGAGTTCAAGCCGTACAACCGTGAGAACTTCGTTCGTGCATCGAAGTTCATTCAAGGCGCGAATGCTCGCGGCGTCACTCCGACCGATGATCAGATTATCGAAGCAGCGCGGTTGCCTAAGGAATATCCGAAGGTCGATGAGACGCTTGCCGTACTCAAGCAGGATCTGTCCAAGCAGGGCGTTAAGGTAGCGCCGAAGCCGGTCCTTGCATTGCCCGCTCCTCCGGGTGGTGTGGGCAATCTTGTCCCAATCCGCAAGGCACTTCGTCAGTCGCTGCGTGGGTATGGACTCAACGACATTGCACTCAACATCGAACGGAACTTGATCCAGCCGACTGGAGAGATCGCAGGCGAGGAGACCGAAGCCTTCTTCGATCCGCGCCTAAAGCAGATTTTCCTCGCAGTGGATCGCGTAGATCCCGATGGTTCGCTGACACCAGAGCAGCGTTTAAATGCTCTCAATCAGGTGATGGGTCACGAGGTGATCCATGCTGCCCGTCTTCTGGATCTATGGAAACAGGACGAGTGGTCGAACCTTGAGAACGCCATCACCAAGGTCAAGAAGCCGGGTACTAATCAGACCTACTTCGATATCGCCAAGACCAACTACTCAGATCGTAGTGGAGTAATTCAGATCGAAGAGGCGGTCGCGGATATGTTCCGTGACTACACAGCCAAGCAATTGAAAGTCAGTGGGCGTCCCCAGAATCTTCTGGAGAGAATGGCGCAGTTCTTCCAAAGACTACGCTCTGCCCTGACCGGAACTGGGTTCCAGACCTACGGAGATATTCTCTCCCGCTTTGAGCGTGGCGAGGTAGGCGGTCGTCAGCGTGGTGAGATCCGCACCCTCCGTGCCACTGAGGCTGCGCTATCCCGTGCGGGTACCACTCCGGAACGATTAGCAGGCATTCTGGGAGGCGCTGCTCCAGCCCCTGCCGTCGTTACACCTGCTGCCGCTACCGCTCCCCCTGCGCCTCCTGCGGCCCGTCCACGGGCAACCTCTGACCTTCCCCCTGAAATGCTTCAGGGCGCGGAGATCATGGAGTCGAGACTCCCTCCCCGTATCTCTGTCGAAGGCGAATCGGTTCCGACCACCAATGCCGAAGGTCGCCCGATCTTTATTGGCGGCGAAGGTCTTGAGCAGGTTGGCAGAGCCACTCGAAACACTGAGCAAGGTTTAAACAACTTCTGGCGCTGGTTCGGCAAGAGCAAGGCGAAGGATAGTCAGGGTCGCCCGCAGGTTTTCTACCATGGAACTGGGGCGATCATTGATCGGTTCCGTCCGAAGCAGGCGGGATCTGTCTTCGTCACCAAGAGTCCGGCATTCGCGGAAGAGTTCGCGTTCCTGTCTGATAACTACATGGTCAGCAACTTCCCGGACTTCATGTCAGACCAGCAAGTCTTGGATGCCTTGAATGAAACGCTGGCCGTCCAGTCTTCATTCTCCCCTCCGCTCTACGAGAAGATGAGGGCGGAGAGAGACAGGATCGCGAAGGACATTGCGAACGGTAAGGCCATCAATCCGAAGTCCTTGCAGGCGGTGAAGGATGTTGCCGCAGAGGGACGCAGTTCGCGTTACCTCAACGCCATCCAGACTCGCCTGCCTTCAAGCGGGAACCTGATGCCCGTCTACGTCAAGGCGGACAAGCCTTGGGACTACGACAATCGCGAGGATGTTCGCGCTGTTGTTCGTCGCGCCAGAGAAAATGGCGCAGATATCACCGCGTCCATGGTCGAAGAGATTGGTCAGGGTAACTGGCAGACCATCGAAGGATCGGATGGCAACGCCCCGATTCTTGATGCGATTAGAGAACTTGGCTATGACTCCATGTTCGTTGAAGAGCAGGGTGAGAAGAACCTTGCGGTCTTTAACCCGAATCAGGTCAAGTCTGCGGTAGGAAACACGGGCGACTTTGGCCTTGAGACGGATCTCATTTTGGAATCTCGCAGCAAACCGCCGCGTAGTCCTTTGGCAGATATCGTTACCCCAGAAGAAGCCGAAGGTCGTATTCGCCGCCGCCTTGCACGGGAACCCGGTGTCGGTGCGCCCCGGAACGAACGTGTCGAACTTACGGTTCCGGGCAGACCTTCATTCTTGGTTGGAAAGATTACCAACGAAGACTGGTTAAACCGTGTCAATACCCTCATGAGCATGGAGGAAATCAAAGATGCTCGCGGGTGGTATCGACAGTTAGACGAAGCCTTCCGTCCCATCTTCGGTGATGAGACTCCGAAGTACGCACTCGCATGGCTACTCTCACAGAAACGCGCCAGTCCCACGAAGGGATTCACGGACGTACTGCGAGCAGCGGACATGGCCGTTGGCAAACCTGAAATCAAGAAGGCAGGTTTAAACCAGCAGGCATTGATCGATGTCCTGAGCGATAGGGTTCCAGAGGGCGGAGTGGGTGACAAACTCCTCGACTTCCTCGACAGCGAACTTGGGTTGGATACGCGAACGGTGGTTCGTGGTGATGTCCGTGGCAGACAGCCTGCGGCGATTGATGTCTGGGCGCAGCGCGATATCGGCTTTGTCGATCCGACTGTGCAGGAATACATCCGCAAGAACTTCGGTGATGAAGCAGCCAATAGCCTTCAGGTAGACAAGACCACCTCAGGCGAATCGCAGTATGAGTACGGCATCGACTTCTACAACGATGTCGCTGAGATGCTCAACAGACAGAACTTCGATGGTGGCGGCTGGACCGCTCGCGAGGTTCAGGCTGTCGGTTGGGTGACGATGCAGCGTGCCATGGGCGTCGATGCAGAGTTCGTTCGTGACATCATTGGCGGTAACACGCGCCGTGTTTCGATTGGCTTGGCCCCCGGTGCAAACTCTGTCCTCGCAGACAAACTCGCAGGGAAAGAAATCCCTGTCGATGTCGCACAGAGAGAGATTGAGTTCCTCGCAAATCTTGCGGGTATCAAGGTTAAACAGAACGTCGCGGGCGTAGGCGCGTATCTCCAGTGGTTAGAAGGGGCGATCCAACTGGATGCGATTGCGAGTCCTGAAGCCGTCGATGATTTCATGGACATGGTTGGCTATGCCTTCCAGCAAACGGAGATCATCAACACCAGATCGTTGAAGTCTGGAAAGAACATGGCGATTGACATCCTCTCGCCTAACCTTGACTCCGTTGATAACGCGACGAAGTTCTTTTCCAAGTTCCTTGAGTTCGCACCAAAGAACAAAGAAGGCGATCCCATTGCTCCGGGCTTCCAGCAGATTCTTGTCGATGGGGTGCCGGGTATTCGCCTTTTAAACTTTGCGGGTAACTGGCGAAGAAACGAAGTCGAGAAGATCATCAATGCTGCGAACGATGCAGCCGAACAAACTAATGTTGAACTTGACCGTTCAATAATTAGTCAGGTTGTGCTATCGTCTACAAAGAACGATTGGAAGGAGAATCGAAATGGCGAAGCGTATCTCGGCTCATTACGCGACAGAGGAAGACTACAAGAAGTTGAACTTCTACAGCGTCGGTACCCTCCATCGCGCATCGACCTTGCCGGTGACGGCACCATCGTCTGGCAAGGACAAGAAGGACAGCAAGGCGCAGCAAAAGCCGCCGCAGAAGTAACGCCTATTGAAAGACCGCAAGCGCAACTCGACCAAGCGGTTGAGAATGCGAGGGCGGATATTGAGTCCACGCCTGCAATGGCGATCCCGCTCTACAACTTGGCGGCATCGCCTGATGCGCTCTACGTCGCACAGAATCCGGAGCAAGGTCTGAAACTGACCCCGGATGATGAGGTGCGATACTCGCGTAAGAATCAGCCGAACTATCGGAACCCGAACATCAAGACGATTCTTGATCAGGTTGTTCCAGATCCCCCGAATCAAGATCCCGCTAAGACGGTGATCAACTCCATGAAGATGTCCCCGTTCCGGGACACCGTGGACAAACTGCGTCAGAACGCGATCTTCAATTTCTCTCGTCTGGAGTTCTATAACCAGAACCATCCTTCGCTTATGCATAACACTGCGGCAGTCAGTTCACTGGCAGCGGCAGAGTTTGCGGATCGCAGCAAGGCAATCTTCGCAGCGGCGATCACCGAAGGGGTTCCGGTCTATGTCGATGGCGGTTTCCGTGTTGATCCGTTCGTCCACAACGGCAGGCAGTACAAGGGACTTATCGATGTCCTTGCCCCGCTCTACAACAATCAGTACAACGCCAGCCTTGAGAAACTGGCTCAAGCGTATGCGGTTGCCAAGCGCGGAGAGCGTTTAAGCAAAGAAGGTAAAGCCGTCCCTGCTGATGCGAAGTTCCTGCAAGAGATTGAGCAGGAGGCGAATCAGTACATCAATCCTGCAACGGGTCAGCCAATCATCAGGGAATGGTATGACGCATGGCAGGCTTACAATGCCAACACCGTCAAGTTCCTGCGCGATACGGGAATGATTGATGATGCTGCTGCAACCAAGTGGTTGAATCAGTCTGACTATTACCCCTTCTATCGAACGGATAAGACCGGCAAGGACATCTCTGATCCCAGTGTATTCGGCGGTAACCTCACCACCGCATCGACCCTCAAAGCCCTGAGAGGCAGCGAGGAGGGGATCAACGTCCCGCTCATGGAGGCGATTCTTTCCAACCTTGATGCAGCGATTGCGATGGGCATGAAGAACGTCGCCCAGCAGCGAATCGTCAGGGATATGGTCAACATCGGCATGGGCCGATTTAAACAACCCGGTGAGAATGTCGAAGGCAAGCCGACTGTCAACCTCAAGGTCAACGGCAAGCGCGTTACTGCATTCATCGACGATCCGCTGATCTTCGAATCCATGCAGGCGATCCCAGATGTCAATCTTGATGGGTTGCTGGGGAATCTCTTCAGGGTTCCGGCGACCGTGCTTCGCGAACTAATTACGAGAGATCCGGGTTACATGATTGCGAACATGGCCCGCGATACCGTTTCTGTTCTTGCAACAAGCGGAGCGAACATTATCCCTGCTGTTGATACGGTTAGAAATTTCAACAAAGGGTTACAAAATCTTTCTCGTCTTGGCGTTACTGGCGGATATGATTTTGCTCGTGACCCTACAGATATTGTGAAATTTCTTTCTGACGAGGCTCGTAAGAGAGGGCATGAAATCCCTGTCCGCGAAGAGACGAAGTGGGATGAGGTCGTTAATTCGAACTATGTCCGTCCGCTTAAAAGCGCATGGGACTTCCTTGGGACGATCTCCGATAAAGCGGAAGCCTCGACCCGTAATGCGGTCTATGAGGACACGCTCAAGAGAACAGGCGACTGGGTAGAAGCCGCCTATCAGGCGCTGTCTGTTATCAACTACGGACGGCGTGGACGGAACCCACAGTTAAGACTCGTCACCGCTACTGTGCCGTTCTTGAATGCCCGCATCCAAGGCTTGGACAAACTGTATCAGGCTGGGATGGGCAGGTCTGGCGTGTACCGTGAGCGCAAGAAGAACATCCTCAGGTTCGTTGGCCGTGCAGGGTTGATGGTTGGACTGACTGGCTTTTACTACGCCATGATCTCTGACGATGAGTTATACGATAACGAGAATCAGGAAGTGAAGGATAACTACTACCTGATCCCGATCAAGAAAGCAGACCTTGCCAATCGCGAGCCGGGCTTTGCTGTAAAGATTCCTATTCCCTTCGAAGTGGGTATCCTCTTCAAGACCATCCCTGAGCGCATCATGGATGCTTACTACAAGGATGCTCCGTCCAAGGATCTGAGGGATTCATTGGTCCGCGCCACGACCAGCACCTTGGCGTTTAACCCTGTTCCGCAGACGATCTTGCCGATCCTTGAGACGGTCGCGAACTACGACACGTTCACGGGCAGACCCATCGTCCCGCAGTACATGCAGGATCGGGATGCGATTGCCCAAGCGCGATTTGGCACAAACGAACTCGCTCGTCGCGTAGGCGAAGCGACGGGGATCTCTCCGCTGAAACTGGATCACTTGATGAACGGTTACCTCGGTAGCCTTGGAACTTACACCCTTGATGTCGTAGACACACTCCTTCGCGATAACGACATGCAGTACCCGCAAAGGAAGTGGTTTGAGTATCCGTTCGTGCGCCGGTTCTTCACAACCGCAATGAGACCGGGATTGCAAGAACAATTCTATGAACTCGACAAGAACATCAATGGCATCGTCGGAAGCATCAACGCTCTGAAAGATCAGGGTCGAGTCGATGAACTTCAGGCTTACATGCTTGAGAACGAGAACATCCTCCAACTCAAGAGCGGCGTGAATGTCCTTGATAAGTTGATGAAGAGATATCGCGATCAGAAGGATGCGATACTCCGGATGGATATTGATCCTGCTGAGAAGCGAAGGATCATTGATGAACTCGACCGGAACATGAATCTCCAATTGAAGATCATGCCGCAACTGAGGAGACTGGCCTACGATGAGCAGAGACAAGCAGGCTAGTCACTACCTCGGCAAGGTTAAACAGTTGGACTGTGTCCTCTGTTCCTTACTGGGCCAGCCTCAGACCTCTGTGACAGAAGCCCACCACATCCGTACCGGGCATGGGCTTGGGGACAGGGCAAGTGACTACCTGACTGTGGCTCTCTGTGTGGAATGCCATCGGGGAACTCATGGGTTCCACGGAACCAAGGCTCTGATGAAGATTGCCAAGTTATCCGAATTGGATCTGCTGGCTGAAACCATCCGTCTGTTGGACGAAAAAGGAGGGGAGTCAGACTTGACCCCCCTCAAGAAGGTTTCACAAACAGGCAGCAAACAGGAGAACGCTGCCTAGCGCAGAGTATCAGTCAACTTCCGTCCATTCAACACCGCGCTCTGCACCGAAGTGGTAGATGAGTTCGATCAGGTCTGCGAGTTCCTGTTTGGACATCCCAGAAGTAGGCTCCCCCAGATAGACCATCCCCCCGTCGATCCCCGGAACCATCCTCTGCCTGCGTACCGCCGCAGTGAAGATCCATTTCCAGTCATTCTTGGAGAGCCTCTGCCCGTGCCACTCCACCTGTCTGGAGATGTCACTGAGCAACGCCCACATCAGTGAGTTCTGACCCAGACTACGCCGGTTCTGTTTGACAACCTTCGCAATGATCTCTTCAAGATTTGGGTTCATAAGTGTTTAAATGATCCACGCTGATGAGTCGGGTATCAGGGTCGTAGTCGGACTGGGTTCCGACTGACCATGCTTCGTCGTAGTGCATCCACCCGTAGATCTCGACGCTGCGGATCTCAGGCATGATGGGCTTGGCAACGAATAGGACCAGACCCTTACCGACCTGTCTCTTCCTGACTGCCGCTGTTTCCCTTGTTCGGATGCGACGGACTTCGATGTTTGTCCCGACATCGGGAATCTCTTTGTACTGGTTGTGATCCCGATAGTCCCAGACATGACCTGACCAGTAGCGATTGGTGTACTTCGCTACCGCCAGTTCCGCAGCACACGCAGCAGCCGAAGCGGTCCTGTCATCTTCCATCCTGTCTCTGTGGTAATGCTTGGCATCTGGCCTGAACCAGTTCGCCGCATACCTTCTCGCACCCACATGACAGACCCATTCATACTCCCAAGGGAGCAGATTCACCACTGGGTTCATGGGGTAAATGTTTCGAGGATCGTGACCGAAACGATAGTGTCTGTAGGCAGAGCATAGAACCTACGCCCTGCGATTCCATCAACCTGAACAACTGAGTATTGGGTCTTCTCTTTCTGTGTCAGGTACTGCGCCTCTTCCAAGGCGTAATCAACTTCAGTGAACGAAGATGTTTTCTCAAGATTCATTTCCTTCTCCTGTTTGGTTTTTTGCTTTTCAGTTCAGCGATCTCTGCCCGCAGACTGCGGATCTCATCGGCACATCGTTTAAATAGTTCGCTCACCACGATGAACTCCAGTTCTGTGGTAATGGCGTTGATGTCATCGGCGGATTCTTCAACCCAACCCAACACCTCAAGGATGTCTTCTCGTTTCCAGTTCATTTGTCCATGCCAAATGATTTCATCCAGTACTTATTCTGGAGGGCGAGTTCTTCTTTCATGCTTTCGATCAGTTGATCTCTCTCTGCTATTTCCTTTAAGTACTCAAAGATCCTAGCCCTGAGTTCTTTAATCTCTCTCTGGTATTCGCTTGTAGTATGGGGCATGGCATCCCATTCCCTGTCCCAATCATCATAGAACTCATCCTGCCTTGTCTTCATTGCCAAACTCCCGCTTGGTTTCTTCTCTAACCAACCACATCAGTTTTGCAATCAACATCTGTTCAGTACGATCTTGAGGACGCTTGAGATCGAAATCCTCAGCCATCCCCTTGATGATCTTCCAGTCCACGAACTCCAAGTTCCCGGCATCACCGATCTTGCACCAGACCTTCTCTTCGGTCTTGTTTGAAGGGATGTCTAAATAGGACACGTCTTCTTCATTCATGGGTAATCCTCTTTGCGTGTTCAAGCCATTCGTCGCCGTATTCAACCTGTGCGTAGCCCTTGAACCAAGGGCCACCGCGAGTGAAGTGAACAGCGATAGGATCATCGCAGTCCTGCTTGGTATGCCAACCCTCAAGGTAGTTGTAGGTCACCGGGAGTTCACCAATGTGCTTGTTCTCTAGCCATTGGAGCCGGTGAAGGTACAGGCCGGTCTGTGTATTCACCACATCTGGAGTAAGGGCTTGCACGGATGGATGCTCACAGTTGATGAGCATGAACGAACTCCAGTTCTTTCGGGTGTACTGGGTCTGTGCTTTCCCATCCATCTTAATCTTCTCTGGCGGGTTGTATTCGTGTTTAACCACCATCACCGCCTTCTCAGGATTCATGTAATCACGCAGCCCTGAGATGTCCTTTCGAAAGAAGAAGTCGCAATCACAGAACAATGCCCAGCCCTTGTATCCAGCCAGATACGGCGTGAGGAAGCGTGTAAACGAGAACTCCGTGGAGGCGAGCGGGTCATGATCTCTCCAGTAAAGTTTCTGAGTCCGCATCTCTTGCTGCTTAATCGGCCAGACATCAATGGGGATTTTGCTGTGCTTGCGGAGTGAACTCTCGCAAACCCGAAAGGCAATGTCTTCCCGACTGTCATATCCAATAAAGACTCTCATTCCTTACTCCACAGAAACATAGGCTTGATGCCCATTCGAAAACGGAATCGGTACTTGTGCTTTTTGGTTTTGAGAATCAGCACGAATCCTCTGTAACAACCAGAAGGATTGTCCTTGCCAATGATGGTGAGGTTGAGTCCTCGTTTAACCGGAGCGCCTTCAGGCCTCATCCAGATTCCGAATCTTCGAACTGCCTCCCCACGATTCTCGATGGCACTCAAAGCAAACATCAAGAACCGATCCAACTTTTCTGGGGTGACATCGGTGCTGCCAAGCCTGAACTCGATGCCAGCCAACTCTGCCCATGCGATGATTTCACTCTTGTCCATCACTTTCCCCTCGCACGGATGGCGGCGGCGCATTCTGATCCTGTTTTCTCGCGTTTTGCTTCTATTGCATGAAACACAAGGCATCCCGGTATTCCATCGGGACATGGAATCTGCATTTGATACGCCGTTTTTTCCTCACACACCTTCGCACACGCCTCCCGCTCGGCTGCGGCAACGAGGGCGGCGAAGCGTTCAAGCGCAAAAATGTTTGGGAAGTCATAATCATGCTCGCTACTAGCCTCCCGCGCCAGTCGGATGATGTCGTCGCGGGTCATAACTTCCTCCTCTCCCAGTGCATAGCGATGAATGTTCTTCACGAGTTCTGCCACTCCACCTTGTAGATGTTTCCCTCAAGATCAAAGTCGATGCGGACATTGCACTTCTGATGGTACGGCCCATAAGAAATCAGTCGTGCATCGTCAGGTGTAGCACGGTAATACCTACTCACGCTCACCTTGTGATGGTCTTCTGGCGGAAGACTGACCCGATAAAGAGGCTCTGGTGTTTCGGCTTTCTTCATATCCGCCTCAGATCTTCCTCAGTATCCAATCATCGATCACTCGTCCCACCACCCGGTACTGCAACTCCCTCATCAGGAATCGCACTGCCGCATGTTTGCCTTGTTCAGGAACAACGTATCGATCCTTCTGCTCAACGATCACCACCGGATCGTTGTTCTTGAAGGTATCGAATCCGCCCTTCACCACCTCCAGTTCAAATCCCTCGACATCGATCTTCACGAAGTCAACATCGGTCAATTGGAAATGATCAAGGGGTAGCATGGGGATGTCGCCTGTAGCGCCACGCGCCACATGGGTCGAGCCGGTGTTGTCAGGTTCGATGACCATCTTCACGGAACCTTCCTTCTCTCCAAGCGCATATCGATGAATGGTCTTCACCCTCGGCGCGTTCTGTGCGAGTAACTGCGCGAAATCCTCGCAGGGTTCAAAGGCAATGACGGTATCGAACTTCTCAGTAAGGCCCCTCGCCCAGAGTCCAACATGCGCTCCGATATCCACGGCTGTACGGAACTTCGTGCAATGTTTAACCGACTCGCGCTGGTGAGCAGGCTGGTATGTGCCTGCATTGATGGCTTCGAAGTACTGCCCGATATGGTTCTCTTCATCGGGCAACCACCAACCTTGGACTTGTTTCATTTGAGCATCTCCGACTTGCGGCTTCCTTTGTAGTGGATGATCTTCGGGTTCCGTCCAGAGAGTTCTTCTGGAAGACAAGCGTAGTCCGATTCAGGCAGTACGCCGTAGTCACCCTTCTCTGCGGCTTGCACCCAGATCCTCATGCATTCTTGATCGCCGTACCATTTGCGGTACTTGGGGTCGATGTGATCCATGATGAATAAAAGATCTGCCCAGAAAAGATAGTCCTTGGTCACCGTCGCGCAGGCGAGGTACGGATAGACCTGATGGATCAACTTCCCTTGATGCTCTGAGAAGTCGAGTCCCTTCATCTGCGTGTTGAAGTAGAGATCGCGACTGAAAGATCTTTCGCAGAGCAGAACCCTTTGCTCACCCAACAATCGCTTCGGATCTATGGATGCATTGACGATCATGTCATCGTCCAAGTACATGGCCGGTTTGGTTAAACGCAGTTCGGCATAGATCTGGAGGCGGTACTCCATCCAGTTGTCTGTGTCGAGGGTGAGTTCGAATCGGCGGGTGCCTTCGATCTCAGGCGTGTGCCGATCCGTACACATGATGATCTCTGCGTTGGGATTCGATGCACGGAGCGAAGCGACGAACTTCTTGGTATAGACGAGTTCCTCTTCAGTTCCTGTCCGAAAGAACACGAACGTCGAGACAGGACTCTCGCCAGAGAGGTACGCTTTAATGTCCTCCGTTAAGGCTTCGATCTGCGGAGTCCAAGGGGCTATGGCGCTGTCCTTTGGGTAGGTGCTGACAGACGGATACCAGAGGTTCTGGTTCCCCACACAACTGTTCCAGTACCAGAGTTTGTTGGAATCCAAGAGAAAGGCCTTGACTCCAATGGCACCGGCAAGATGACCGGTCGCGTTGCTGACGGTGACCACCGCATCGCAAGCGTTGATGAGCGCCGCGAGTCCATCCAAGTCTTGGGTGTTATCGATATCCAGAACCTGTTCGATCTGGATGCCGTGGGTCTTTTCGAGTTCATAGGCTTCTGCGTAGTGGTCCCCGTATTGGAGACTGACGAAACGGGTGTTCGGGATCTGCAAGAAGGGCAGGAAGTCCGTCAGGGCAGCAGACTTGTGGTTGCCGATTCTGGGCGCTCCTGAGGCCCAAGAGAGGCCGACCAACTTCTCACCCGGCTTGAGGTTGAAGTCCGCCCTAATGGCACTAGCGCGGGCGTAATCGGGTATCAGATAGGGGTCCGCCCGGAACTTCGGAATGTCAGCCATCTCCGGGATCAGTTCCTTGGCAATGCTCCCCATCGGGATCTGCGAGTCGATGTCCCAGACCCGTGCGTTCTGGGGAACGAACTGGATATCTGAGAACGATCGTTTAAACAACGGTATCAGGCGAGCGTCCATCAGGACGGTCAGTTCCGGGACGAGAGTCTTGAGGTGTCGTAGCAGTGAGCAGTAGAGGATCTGATCCCCCACCCCTTGTTCCGACCAGACGAGTAGATCCTTGTAGCCTTTCCCCAATTCCCACTGCGGCTTGTTGGTCTTCAGGCGTGGGCTGTCGAACTTCTTCGATTCCCATCGGTAGTCGAACGTCTTCCACCCTTCGGGGAAGTTTCGCTTCTGAAGGTTCATGAGAGCCATCGTCCATGGGATATCCATGTTCGTTGGGTCCATCGCTTGGGCTTTGTTGAAGTCTTCGGTGGCAAGATCCCACCGCTTCATCTCCCAATGACTGCGGCCCCGTTGAATCAGGGCTTGGACCATGGCGTTATAGAGTTCGGCTATCTTGTCGAACTCCTTGATGGCCTCATCGAACTTGTCTTCGTTCGAAAGGTTGACGCCGATCTGCAAAGTCTTGATGAGTTCGTCTTTCACCAGTAGTCCCTGCTGTTGAACCCGCCCCCGCCCCGACTGGATCTCCAGTTCGGGGAAGGGACGTGTCTCCATTCCCAGTTGCGAAATCTATTCACTCTCTGAATCAATCCTCGCAACCACCGGATCATCAGACTTTCTCCAGCGCCTTGATGATCGTCTTGAGGGAGGCAATGAGGTCTGAGACATTGGCCCTCTTCACCTTCACGTCTCGTTTAACCGCAG